AGAAGTTGCTGGTGCTAAAATAACGAGAGAAGAGCTAATGTCAGAAAAGCAAGATGCTAGGATTACAGAGCTATTAGTAGAAGAAATGAATAAGTATGATGTAATATTTACATATTATGGTACTAGGTTCGATATTCCTTTTATTAGAACTCGTGCACTATACCACGGAACTTACTTCCCTCTTTATAGACAAAAATCACATAAAGACTTATATTATGTAGTAAGAAGTAAACTAAAGCTTCATCGCTCATCACTTCAAGCTGCCACAGAGTTTTTTGGTATTGCTGGTAAAACAAGAGTAAAACCAGATATGTGGAGAAAAGCTAGATATGGAGATGAAAAAGCAATGAAGTATGTTTACGACCATAATGTAGCTGATGTAGTAATATTAGAAAAACTACACAGGAAGTTAGAAGAACACGCACCACCTATGGTGAGACCATTATAAGGAGTATTGAATGGCTAAGAAAAAAGAAGATACGTTTAAATTAGTTCATGAGGGTAAGGAAATGGAGTTCAGTCTATCTGACTTATCTGAAGAAGCTAGGTTAAACTATACTAGAGCAAATGAAATCGCAACTCAAACAGTTCGTATTGAACAACAGCTAGTTGAGATGAGATTCTTGATAAATAACTATATTAAGTTCGTTGCTAATGAGCTTGACGAAAATAAAAAGAAATAGTTATATTAATGAAAGAACGTGTTGTTAAAGGTGTAACCCACTATCTCTTTGAAGATTTGGATGAATTTAGAACTAAAATTAGTTTGAGACATCCAGTTGTAAAAGAATGGAGACATTCTAATAAAGGAGATTGGATACTGACTGATGATGGTCAGGTATGTCAAGTGTTGCACCTTGGCGTTCTGAAGAAAAGCGATAGAAAAAAAGAAACTACTTTTATTAGAACTATCATGGGTTCATACATATGTAGCCCTTCTGTAGTAATAAAAGGAGAAATGAAAACAAATATGCATACTTTTTCTACCGCTGGAGAATCTCCTTCTGTTAGAAAGAAGAATAGAAAGAAAGTTACAGATAAAGAATTTTTGTTTGGTAAGTATGTAGCAAAAGGAGATGAAGTAGTAGAAGCTTACATGAAAGCATTTCCTAGCAAAAATGAGAATTATGCAAAATCACAAGCAAAGTTATTGCTTAAAACCGACAGGGTAAAAAAATTGATTAGAGAAGAAATAGATAAATACTTGAATGAAGCTGAAATTACTCCAACATACTTGTTGGAAGAAATGAGAAACATTATAGATAAAGGCGGTTCATCAGATAGAGATAAGATTACCGCTATAACCACATTAATGAAAATATCAGGAATGATGGAGACTCAAAAGACTACAGAGTCTGTTACATTGTTTCAAGGTTTTTCAAAGGAGCAATTAGATGCAATTCAAGGTTCCCAATACAAAAAATTGGCAGAAGTTAAAAAAGATAGTGAAAAGTAACCGTTGCGTTATTTGTTGCTATAGATTATATAAAACTGCAATCTACGTTTGGGATAAAGAAGAAAAAGACTGTACTCATGTAAAATGTTTTAACTGTCTTAGTGTATATGATAAAGACTTTGAGTTGACAGACGTGGGATTGCCAAGACAAACAGGAGAAGCATGAGATTAGCAGTATATGGAACACTAAGAAGAGGTTACGAAGAAACAGGTAAGGTAGAAGGATTTAGTTTAGTTTTTCCTGGACATCGAAACTTTCCAGCCCTTGTAAAGAATGAAAAAGGTAAAGGAGCTGTTGTAGAGGTTATAGATGTTACAAAAGATGAATTAGTAATGTATGACAAGTATGAGTCTACAGATTCTGGTTTGTATATCAGAACGACAGTAGATGTAATACTAGATGACACAGAAGAAAAAGAAAAGTGTTGGGTTTATGTAGCAGGTCCTGTTCTATGGCAAAATACTAGTATGTTTACTGAAGTTCCTGATGGAGACTGGTTGTCTCCTAAAACTCTTGTAATGATGGACAGGGTATATGAAAAAGAATACGAAGAAGCTAGATAATTTTAATATCATACCTCCAGACCTATCTCAAAAAGAGAAGGCTCTTGAACTAGCAAGAAAAGACATAGTTACTTTTGGACAAATGTTTTTGCCAGAAGATTTTATGAAATCAACTCCTGCACCTTATCAATATCAGCTTAGCGATATACTTTTGGGAGATGATAAAAGAGTTTGTATTATATTACCTAGAGGACATGCAAAGTCAACACTAGCTAAAACAGCTTTACTATATCAGTTGTATTTTGCACCACCAGAAAAGAAACAGTTTATTGCTTGGGTTTCTGAAGAACAGTCTCAGGCTATTGACCACATCAAGTACATACAGAATCACATAGATATAAATCCTGCACTTCAATATTACTTTGGAGACTTAAAAGGTAGTAAGTGGACAGAAAAAGAGTTTACTACTGCAAGAGGAGATAGGGTTATAGCAAAAGGTACTTCACAAAGACTACGTGGTCGTTCTCAATTAGGACTAAGATATACAAATATTATACTTGATGACTTCGAGTCAGAGTTAAATACTAAAACACCAGATAGAAGGAGAGAGATTAAAGAATGGGTAATGTCAACAGTAGAACCCGCTTTGGAAAACTCAAAAGAAAACGAAGGGTCAATATGGCTTATTGGTACGATAGTCCATTACGATTCATTCCTACAAGGAGTTTACGATGGGTATATCCAAGCAGAAAAGGAAGGTAGACAATCAGCTTGGAATGTATTATACAAGAAAGCAATAGTAGATGGAGTACCTTTATGGTCTAGTTACTTTACAAAAGAAAAGCTAGATGATATCAAAAGACGCTTCACAGAAATGGGACTTATACATAAGTTTGCTCAAGAATATCAAAATGAAGCTAGAGATGTGGACAATGCAAAGTTTCACATAGATAGAATTAATTATTATAAAGGTAATTTAGAAAATAGAAATGGATTCAATTATTTGATGATTGAAGAATCTGCTATACCTGTCAATGTATACATTGGTGTTGACTTAGCATATGAAGCTAATGCAAGAAGTGACTATCAAGTAATTATGGTTATTGGTATAGATAGTGATAGAAATGTTTATATATTAGACTTTTACAGAGAACATTCTCCTTTGTATGATATGCCAAAGAGAATTGTTGATTATGCAAGAGACTATAATCCTGTAAGAAGAGTAAATATTGAAAAGGTAGGAGCTCAAGGGTTAGTAAAGGATTATGTCAATCAAATAGCTGGTTCAGATAGAAAACTAGCACCAGGACTATCTCAAGGTGTCAGACCACCTCATGGTATAAAAAAAGAAGATAGGTTAGAAGCTTTGCTTTGTCCTATTGTAAATCGTAGAAAGTTGTTTATAAAAAAAGAACATATAGCCTTAGTTGATGAGATGTTTGAATTTCCAAAAGGCAAGAACGACGACCTTCTTGATGGTTTATGGTATGCAGTTACGACTGCAAAGCCACCAAAGAGTTCAGCTATAGGTGCAGAGAAGCTTGGTGAAAATATAGCTAGAATAGAAGAAAGTCGTGCAAAAAGAGTCATAAACTGGATGACTGGACAAAAGTCTTAATTTTTTACTTGACTCAAGTAAATAAAAAACATTATTTTATAGACAAAAATTAAATTGGGAGTTTATGGCTAATTACGACGACAACAAATCAAAACCTCAGATTTCTAGAGAATTGTTTAGAAGATGGAGAGATGCTAGACAAAACTGGGATACAGAAGCTAGAAATGCTGTGGACTTTACACTAGGAAATCATTATACATCTGATGAGTCTGAAGCTTTACAATCTGTTGGACAAGCAGATTTTGTTATAGATAGAATTTATGCTGCTGTTGATAAGTTAAAATCTTTGTTAACAGCAAGACCAGCAAAGTTTTCTGTTATTGCTAGAGAAGATTCTGACAATAAAATAGCTAATGTTTGGAAAACAATATTAGAATATGTTTGGGATATATCAAACGGTGATAGTAATTTCAAACAAGTTGTACACGATTATGCTGTTACTGGTCTTGGATATATGTATGTATATTTAGACCCTGATGCAGATTATGGTAGAGGTGAGGTTAAGTATACTCATGTTGACCCTTTTCGTGTTTATGTAGACCCAGCTTCTAGAGATAGATTTTTTAACGATGCTTCTGGTATTATTCTTTCTACATTTCTAACAAAACAACAAATGTTAGACTTATATCCAGACTTAGAAGATGTTATTGATGATATTGAAGGTGGTATAGATTCATTGTATGGAGAAGATTATCCTTCTTCAACGTTGAAAAATACAAATGCTGCTATAACTCCAGACGAAGCAAAGAATTTAGATTACTATGTAAATCAAAAATATCAAATACTTGATAGATTTTACAAAGTAAGAGTACCATATTATAGATTGTTTAATACTGTTACAGGGGCAGAAAAGATTGTAGACCCTGAAGTATATGTACAGATTATACAAGAAGAAGAAAATATAAAAGCTATAGAGAATGGTGCTATAGAAATAGAAGAGATAATGCAAACAAGAATTGCACAATGCAGTAGCGTTGGAGATACTTTATTATATGAGCGTATTCTAAACACTGATATCTATCCAATTATTCCATTTACGAATATTTGGACTAATACTCCCTATCCGAAATCAGACGTGAACAAGGTTAAAGATTCACAAAGACTTTTAAATAAGTTATTTTCTCTAACCTTGTCACACGCTCAGTCTGCTGCTGGTCTAAAATTATTAGTACCAGAGGGTAGTGTAGACAATATAAGTCAGTTAGAAAAAGATTGGGCTAATCCAAATGCGGTTATAGAATATAATCCAGAATTTGGTAACCCTTATTTTCCTCAACCTGCACCATTAACTAGTGAGTTTTACTACTTAATAGACAGAGTTGAGAAGTATATAGATTTAAACTTTGGTATACCTGAACTACTACAAGGGTTCCGAGGAGACAATGCACCAGAAACAGTTAGAGGTACAATGCTTTTATCTGAGATGGGTGAGTCTAGAGGAAAATCAAAGTTAAGAGATATCGAAGCAAGTCTAGCAATGGTAGGACAAGTTGTTTACAATTTGGCTAAAGACCATTATAGATATGCAAAAACATTTAGAATTGTACAACCAAATAATGACATTACTGAGTTTTCAGTAAACATGAGAATGTACGATGATAAGAGCGATGCATTGTTGGCTATTGAAAATGATATTCAATTAGGACAACATGACATTCGCATTATATCAGGTTCAACTTTACCAAGCAACAAGGTATCTGAATACAACATGTATCTTGATGCGTATAAACTTGGACTGGTAGATGATGTCGAGGTTTTAAAGAAAACTGAAATCTTTGACAAAGAAGGTGTCCTTCAAAGAAAAGGACGTATGGCACAAATGCAACAATATATCGCACAGCTTGAAAATCAAGTGAAGAAACTTAGTGGTGATTTACAAACATCTGAACGTGAGCAGGTATCTGCTAGAAAACGTACAGAAGTTGAGAAGTTCAAATCTAATTTGAATGAAATCTCTACTGCTACTAAGCTAAAAGAAAGACAAAAGGTGATGGAGTTGGGTAATTTAGTTGACCGTATGTCTGACAATATGGAGGAAAATGACAAATAATCTGTGGTTCAGAGTCTTAGACTAAATCACGGGAGGAGAAAACAAATATGGCACAAGAACAAGAACAACAACAGGTTGAACAGAAAGACCCAATAGTAGAATCAGCGGTGGAACAAGAAGTTTCATTGCAAGAGCCTGCTCAGGAAGAAGGTGTTGAAGCATCTGAAGCTGTCGATTGGGAAGGAGAAGCTAAAAAGTTTCAATCAATGTACGATAAAAAAGTCGCAGAACATGAAAACTTAAAAAGAGATAGTAGTGATTTGATGAACTTAAAACAAGCTCTTACTGATAAACCAGAGCTAGTTGACGTAATTGAAAAAGGACTTTCAGGTCAATCAGTTGAGGACAAAGGTATGGAAGGAAGTACAACTCCAGATAACTTTGACCCTTGGGACGCCTACTACAAGCCAGACTCAGATTCTTACAAATTTAGAGTAAGTCAAGAGAAAAAGCTTGTACATGAAACAGTAGATAATGAACTAGCTAAACTACAAAATCAAATGGCGATGAATAATTTAAAGACAGAACTTGTAAGCAAGCATAACTTAGGTACAGATGA